TAAATAGTTTCACCTTGTTTCATTAGGACCACGGTGAATTTGTCGGTCTTAAAAAGGGCGTTGAGTTTTTTGGCTAGATTGATAGCATGCCCGCTATTACTAAAACTTACCTTTTTGTATTTGGGACCAGGATAAGCTACCAACATGTTTGAACTCTTGAGATTGATTGGCTTGTTGTCGTAGAATACCGCCCAAATTCCTTCGCTGCTGAGAACTTGATCGCTTTTGTAGTTAGATTTATTAACGTGTTCTAACAATACTGTGGGTTTAGGTCTAGACATACTTGAGTTCCTTGACTATATATTTATGCTAAAATATGGGTAGTTTAAGTTAAAAACCGCCGCCGTCAAGGCCGATGTTTGTGGGCTGCTCGGGTTCTCTTGTGTTTTGCATTTCTGCTAGATTGGCCAACAGATTAAATATGTCCGCATGCAGGTTTCTTGCTTCTTCTGCACTGAGACTCAATTGTTTGCTGCCAGTCTGGTTCATGACCTTTACACGGTCATTAAAATTTTTAACTGCCAAACTTAATTTTTGCATAGTGTTCTTTCATGGCCTCTTTGGTTTCGAATGGCCCTTGGAATTGGTATCTACTCAAAGTAATGTTCTTGGGACAATAGTGTTCGGACCAAGTACCGTTGAGTTTGATTAGGTAGTATCCGGCACAGAACAAACTTTTACTTTTTGCAGTCTTGCTATAAATGGGCAAGCGTCTTTGGACATCCCATACTTCATTGTAAAACTTGCCCGACACCGGATAACCATAAACTGTTCGACCGTGTTCTTTTTTGGCCTTGTCCGCAGATCCGAACTTGATATTGTATTTCTGTTTGAGATTTTTTACACTGGCAAAAAATTCTCGTTGTTCGTCATGCACATATACAAACCCGCCATCAGCTCTGGCCTGGATGGTAGCAATCTTTTGGCCGTGATCTTCTACAACCCAAAATTTATTTTTAATTACTGGTTTAGCTACTCGTTCGGTCATGTTTTTGCCAGTGTGTGATGTGTAACAATTTTTCCAAGTTCTTGTCCAAGATCTTGTGTATCGCCAATTACATACATACTATCATCATTGCCATATCCCTGTGATACTCTAACTACATATCCGCCGTGAGCGGTATGTACGTCAAATGTGATTTTTTTGTTAGGTAATTTTTTCTCACCCATGCCATATGTTCCGCTTAGATCAATTTGCGATATTTGCGCAGCCGTGATAGGTGCAACCGACGCTGCCATTGTGTAATTACTCATAGTTTCATTTGCTCCAACATGATTGCATGTGCCACTTGTCGGGCAAAATCTTCATCGTCGTGAATCATGTACAGTGTGCCTTCGGTACGATCGGTTTTGGGATTATAATTACGAGATTCGAGAATATGACCACCCACTGCTTGATACAAACAAAAGTTCATACCATTTTGTGCCGGTGCCGATCTATCTCTTTCTACTACCGTGGCTCGACTCATTTTAATTTCGTCTTCCTCATCGAGCCAACGGCGTAATTTTCTTCGTAACCAGTTCATTGTTTTTCTTCCTCCATGCATAACATCTTCATGATTTCAAACTTGTCATTTAAATCTTTCAAACCAGGGTGTCGAGCCATTAGATCCTTTAGTTGTGCGTCTTGTTGCATTTTGTCACGTGCCCATTCTAATATTTTTGTTGTTTCTGTGGTCAAATTTATTGTGACAGTGTTGGCTAACACATGCCAGGTGAGACCATTATAAACTTCTACTTCACCGTTGTTTGGATTGTATCTCAAAGCACCGGCACTCAAAGCACCCGGACTGAATTGATGTTGCGCCGGCGAATACGATTGATGTATTGCAAAATAATCTTGGTTACTGTGAATATTTTTAATCATATGTAATCCGCAGTTAAAAATGTTACTGTAAATCCAATTATCAAATAAATCATTGCATGTAAGAATTGATCCAGCCCAATCCATAACCAAAAGGCATTTGAATCCACACTCAAACGCACTGTGGCTCTGCGATGCATGTAGTCAAAAATATAGTGCATAACACTGTCAAATACTGCAATTATTATGCAGGCCTGGATGTTTAAAAAGTGCATGAGTATCACATAAGTGAGAGCACCATGCAGTCCCGCATGTTGAAGGCCACCCAATCTACCCAGGTGACCTTTGTCCTTAATCATACGATCACTTTGCCAACAGAAGTCTGCTAGAAAGTGTTTAAAAAACAACAAGGCCAATATTAGCCAAGTTATCATCTGGGATACTCCGCACCTAAAAATTCACTGAAACTGGAACTTTGTTCGCTCAGTCTATTCAGCTCATACTTGCCACAAAACTTCAAGAATTGTGCGCCCACCATTGGCCTACTCTTCTTTACTGCACCTGCTGTTATAGTTTCTGCGATCTTGGCTTTGACTTCTGCAGGCTGTGCAGTAAGATCCACTAGCACTCGATTGCGTTCGTAGTCGTCTAGCACTCGATGTTCTACACCGTTATGATCTGTCCATCTTTGAAGCATAAGGTTATTCCAAGCATATCCTTTTTTATGTTTGTCAGCAAAAGCTTCAGTGAGACCAATTTTGTTCTTCGAGCCCTTGGTCCTGACACCCGGATATGCGGAAAAAATATTATCTGTTGGATCTCCGCGCATACACTTCTCAAACAGGATCCATTGCGGATCAGGTATGACTTTGGGTTCTTTGGTTTTCTTATCAATTACCAATTTGCCTTTTTTGTCTAAGATACCTGCCAACGTGTGTAGTTCATCGGCAACACCGTTGTATTGCTCGACATTCGGCGCCAATAGCTGGTAGAAATCGGTGTCGGAAGATATAATAACGTGATGGTCATTAGGGTGTGCGTGTATGAATCCTGCAATAAGATCATCTGCTTCAAGCTCTGGATGTTGAAGAACTGTGCAATTAGTCTTTTCTGACAGGAACGTTTTAAGGTTATCAAACGCTTCCCAAAAAAGTCGGTCCTCTTCCTGTTCGGCTTCAGTGAGGGCTGCACGAGCGACTGCACGATTCTTTTTGTACGGCTCATAGAAATCTTTTCGCCAACTTCGTCCCTCCAAACAGAATACCACATGATCGGCTTTCTGATCCCGCCAAGCCTTATTAACCGAACCAAGGGTAACATGGATAGCGAATCCTAATCTATCCCATGTGTCCGATTGACGGTGGGCCGAATGACGAGCACGAAAGAATGTGTTTGCAGTGTCTACAATTAGATATCTCATACATTAATAGTAGCATATTATAATAACCTGGTCAAGCATGGTAAAAGAAATTCTGCCCATTTTCTATGCGCATCTGCTCTAAAATGGTAAGATTGATTTGATTCAAATCCCTGGTCCGACAGCCATTTATAGTATGTCATATCTGGATCGTATGGGTTTATATATGAATCATGCCATTTTAAAGGGTCTTGATTGCGGAAATCATTGTAGGTATTAAAGAACAAATGCGGTATTTTTAAATCAGATAATTCAGTGTGTAGTTCGTGTATTTGGTTGTGTGCTTGCTTGGTAGCTTTGTTCCAATCTAAATTGGCAACATAATCTGTATATTTTTCTTTGATTGGATCGGGCCAGTCCGATCCAACACCACCTGCATTTATTTGCCAATAGGTATTATCATGTAACCATTCTTCACGTTCCCAGGTACTCCAACCAATTATGATGACATCTGGTTTGTTATTTTTTATGTATTCTCGTGTGGTTCTAATTATTCTAGAATTTGAACTGGCTGATTCTGCATCACAATGTAAAATGGCAAACAGTTCATTAGCAATATTACAACCATAGCTGGCTCGTTCATTGTCTGGATGAGGAATACGGCCTAACGCATAGTAAAATGGGTCGTCTTCGGCAAAACAGTAGTCATTTACTGCTTCGGCTCCAGCACTATGGCTATCACCATTCACGTAGAGAATCATGAGATCTCGGTACGTCCATTACCTAAATCATTTCTATCCACTCGTCTGGGTCTTGCATCATACGGTTGATTGGCTTCCCATTGTTCAAAATTTTCATTGAGAATGTTTCTACAAACACTTTGGAACCAACGATCCACAATCTGATCGTCGGTATCGTCTTTGCGTTGCATGTATCCGGCCTTGACCAGCCTAGCCACAAAAACATCATTCCAATCTAATTCAAAAGAGCCATTGCCAATGTCTTCGGGATCCAGTTCTACACTTACAATATTGATGTAGGGTTCTCCTGCTTCTGTGGCAATTTCTTTGGGTGTTTTAGATTTAGTTTTTGGTTTTGGTGTTTCGGGTCGTGTTTCTGTTTTCGCTTCTGGTCGTTTTTTAAGCCAATCAAACATTAGGTTCCCCATTCATTTTTAAATAGTGGTACTTGTAATCTATCGCTGTATCTTAATCCGTGTTTCATTGCTAGTAGCGCAACTGCTCTATTGTTTAGCGAATATATACTTTCTACGCCACCAACCGGCATTAGATATACTGATCCTCGAAATCCTGCGTTGCGATATTGTTCTACTGCCTTTAGTGCATCTCGTACATCCTCTGCAGTAGACACAACCAGTTTAAGATAAGTGTGTCCAATATCCTGATACGAACATACAATTTCTGGACGAATGGCTTCTTCCCAACTTTCGCCACTGACAGGAAGTTTGGCACTGACACTGAATGTAAGTGCTTCGCGACCACGTGCTTGTGTGCTGGTCCAATTCGTTAAATAATCCGCAAACTTGGGATCCAGTTCTTGTGTGCCATTGGTTTCAAAAGTGATTTCTTTTAACTTTTGCATGCGGGGATGATTTAGCAAGTCGGCATAAGCTCGTTGCCAACCTAACAACGGCTCGCCACCTGTGATCACAAGATGTTCGTCCTTCCATTTGCCATGTGGAAGAATCTCCATGATACGTTCCACAATCGCGTCTGATTCTAACATGGGACTAAGATCCTTAAATCTAGGATCCCATGACGCATAACTGTCACATCCTGTGCTCACAAGCGGCAATTGTTCGTATTTGTCAAAATAATGAACTCTTGCTGCTATATCCTCAACTTCTTTACTTAATTGGCCTTTAGGCATGCCAAAACCAGCACATTTAAAATTACAGCCAAA